ATACGCTTACCTTTTAGCCAATATCATGGATCCGATTAAAGTAACACGTCAGATGCCAGGCTCCTATGTCTTTGAGAAGTATCTCATCATTCAAGGCATAGATCATGACATCTCGCCTAATAGGTGGGACGTTACCTACAAAACATCGAACCCCTATTTTAGCGTTCCCAGTGGGTACTACCTAGCGAGCCTACTGGGAGACGATGTAGAGCCAGGGAGTTATCCTACTGATACACCAGATGCCGTTACAGACTCAACAGGCAATGCCTACATTATGTCTCACGACTTGATCTCTTCTGTCTATAGCTCTTCAGTCATTAAGTTCACTCCAAGTGCGAGCCAAGTATCTTCCAATAGATACTACTTAGCCAGCAATCATATTAAGATTGAGTCAATCAATATGGATTCGACTGGTTCTATGTACCTAGTTGGTAGAAAGGTCAATACTTCCACTAGTGCGACTAATGGCATTCTGATTAAAATCAATGCTTCTGGAACAATCCAGTGGCAAAAAGAGTTCGCTCGTATCTTCTTTCCTTCTACGCAATCCTTTGCTAACTTCATAGGTATTGATTCCTCAGACAATATCTACATCAATATCGATGGGCAAGTATCATCAGGAACAGTTCAAACCATCATCAAGTTTAACTCTTCGGGAACTGAGCAATGGCAAAAGCAACTGGCTGGGATAGGTACTCCAAATGTCGGCACTGTTGATTCTGCTGGTAATGTCTATGTCTTACAAAATCTATTTAGTTCAGGTTCAGGACTGCTCAAACTTAACTCTTCAGGCATTGTCCAATGGGGTAAAACCTTTCCAGATTTTAACCTGACTGCCATGACTGCCGACCTTGACGGCAATATCTATATTGGTGGAACTGGCTATGATCCAGCAGCTTCATATAACGATGCAGCATTCTTCAAGTATGACTCTTCTGGCACTCTAGTTTGGGCCAATAGCATGTCCACATATAACCCTCAAACTGCCACAATTTATTCAATATGTTTCAAGGATAACAAGATTGACTTTACTGGTAATCTATACGATTCAACAGGTGGATATTTCTTTGGCATGGTTGGCCAGATAACAATCGATGGTGACTTTAAGTGGATGAATAACTTCTATGACACAAACTTTGAAACTGGTCCTTATCCAGTTCAAGGCTTACGAGTAGTATCCAAGGCTTCCAATGCCATCATCTTTGCTGGTACTGCCACTAACCTTGCTAATGATCCGATTACCCTATTCGGTCGCATCCCTAGCGATGGCTCTTTAACTGCTACTTATGCATTGCCTAGCGGTAATACGATTCCTTACCTTGCAGGCAACGGCTCAATGACCTCATTCACACCAGACACGTCATCGGCTACAATTAGCACATCAACTGGAAGCGTGACTATCTCATCGGGAACTATCTCTGTAGGTACGACATCCATTACAAGTGAGAGCGTGGAGATGGTATGACAATTAAACTATCAAAGGCAGCAATCCAGTTAAGGGAGCAGACAGATGACCACTTCCCAGGTCGTGACCGTACATCGGACGGTTGGCTTGGTGATTACCGACACTCTCTTCGCAAGTCGGATCATAATCCAGATGCTGCTGGTTGGGTACGAGCCATCGACCTTGACGCTAATCTCGGACCAAAGGGACAGATGCCCTATCTTGCTGATCAGATTCGTACCATTGCAAGAAAAGACGGTCGTATCTCCTACATCATTTTCAATGGGCGCATCGCTTCAAGTCTTATGGGCTGGAAGTGGCGAAAATACACAGGCATTAACCAACATACACATCACTGTCATATCTCGTTTAAGAAAACAGCTGACAATGATGGTCGATTTTTTCAGATACCTATGCTAGGAGGACATGAATGAGTGCAGCAACTTACAACGCAACTGTGGACCAAGGGGCAGATTGGTATGTAACCTTCGTCTATAAGGATTCTGCTGGTACTGCAATTAACCTTACTGGCTACACAGCTGCAATGATGGTCAGAGATACCTTTGGCGATACTGCAACAGTATTAAGCCTTACCAATACAAGCGGCATCACCATCACTGCGGCTACTGGTACTTTGCAAGTGCGAGCAACAGCAGCACACACTGCTGCTATTACTGCTGGCAATTATGTCTATGACTTAGAGATAACTTCAGCAGGTGGAATTAAGACCCGTCTAGTGCAGGGAAAGATCGTGATTAGCCCTGAGGTAACTCGATGAGTGACATTATTGAAATTATTGAAGATGTCACAATCGTTGAAGTCACTGAGGATGTAACTACTCTCACTGTCGCAAGCGATGGTCCCCAGGGGCCGCAGGGACCTACTGGAGCCACAGGCGCAACGGGTGCTACTGGAGCAACAGGAGCCAAGGGTGATAAGGGCGATACTGGCTCTGCTGGTGCAGCTGCAACCGTAGCCGCTGGCACTACTACAACTGGAGCGGCTGGTACTAGCGCATCAGTAACTAACTCTGGAACTTCATCAGCTGCAATCTTTGACTTTACAATTCCTAGAGGTAATACAGGTGCAACAGGCGCAACAGGCTCGACAGGAGCCACAGGCCCTGGAGTCGTAACAGGTGGCACCGCCAACCAAGCACTGACCAAGATTAACTCCACTGACTACAACACTCAATGGACCACAATCCCATTGCTAGACACTGCCAATACTTTTACAGGTGGCGTGCAACAGATTACAACTGCAAGTGCTGCGACTAAGGGTTTGATTGTTAGGGCAACTGCAAGCCAATCGGCTAACCTTTTAGAAATACAAAATTCAGCAGGTGCTGCTATGACTGTCATCGGCCCTACAGGCGGTATTTATGCAACAGGATTGGGTGATAACAGACTTTACAATCTTGGCATTGGTGGCTCATCTAGTGGTATTTCTTGGCTTTATGTAACGCCACAAAGTGCAGCCGATAAAGTTGTGGTAGTTCGCGGCGCAGCCTCACAGACTGCCAATCTTCAAGAGTGGCAAAATAGCGCTGGAACGGTGCTATCAAGAGTTGATAGTTCTGGAGCGATTGTTGCAACATCTTCATTAACTGGAGGAGGTCATTTTGGTGATTGGGGAAACCGTACTACTGGACCTTATTTAACCGTTACAGGTGGAGCAACTGGAACTGTGACAATGAATATCAAAGCAATAGCCTCACAGACAGCAGATTTATTACAGATGATTAATAGTTCTGGAAGTGTTTTGACATATTTCGATTCAAGTGGGCAATTTCGTGGATTAAATATGGGTATAAATGGAACTTCAGTTGGTGTCGCTTATGCAAGATTTAGCAGTGGTACTGGAGATACAGGAGCAACTACTGTCGTTATTCGTGGTATTGGATCTCAGACAGGCGACTTACTTAGATTCCAGAACTCAACTCCTACCACACTTACAGCAATCACGGCTGCTGGAACAATTAACTTTGCATCGGGCAATACATCTGCAACTGCAACTGCTGGAAGTACAACTGCCCCTGCTTTAGTGCAGGGATTCATCACTATGCAAATTGCAGGAACGACCGTCAAAGTACCGTACTACTCAAACTAGGAGCATCATGGACTACTCAGCACTACTATCTAACGATCAAAAGCGTTCAATCCTTGAACAACGCATCGCACAATTCGCTTCAGAGGCATATCAGCATGAACTTAACAAGGAAGTTGCTAAAGACAATCCAGAGGCAGTTCAAGCAGCTGACGATGCTCTTGCAATCCTTGACAATGCAATCACAGTCCACCAAGAAGAACTAGGAAAACTAGGAGAATGATGAAGTATAAGAATCCCTACATCCTTGCAGCAGGAGCATTCCTAGCAGCTTGGTCAGCCAGCAATTTCAATAGCGACTATCGCGCAATCCTATTCGCAATCCTTTCAGGCTTGTTTGGATATGCCACTCCAAAGCGGTGAGTGCTGTGGATTGGGCGGCAATGGCAGTTGCCGTCACGACCGTTATTGGTTCATTTATTGGCTCGGTGCGTTGGTTAGTAAAGCACTACCTAGCAGAGTTAAAACCAAATGGCGGAGCTTCGATGAACGATAGAATCACTCGCCTTGAAGCGCGTGTTGAAACAATCATCTCACTCTTAGAGAGGTAACAATTATCTCATGGCAAGAAAAGC